CTTCTCTCCGGGATCACCCTTCTCGCCGGGATCGCCCTTCTCGCCGGGATCGCCCTTCTCTCCGGGGTCGCCGGGTGGGCCTTGAAGAATGCCCTGGGATATCCATTGGCCCAGGCCTTCGTCCCACATATAGATGGTGTAGGGCTCTGCCGTGCCGACATTGTACATATTCCCTTGGGACGGGGACGGGACGGCGGAGGCCAACGCATCCAGAGTTGAATAGGTTCCGAGGATATCCAGGCCCGTTCCCGGTTCCCCTTGTGGGCCGGGGTTGCCTTGCTCGCCCCTTTCGCCCGGATCGCCCTTTTCGCCTTTTTCTCCCTTATCGCCTTTCTCACCTTGCGGGCCTTGCGGCCCCGTTTCACCCTGCGGGCCTTGCGGCCCCGTTTCACCCTGCTCACCCTGGGGGCCCCGTTCGCCCGTATCGCCTTTCTCGCCCGTTTCCCCCTTTTCTCCTTTCTCACCGGCCGGGCCGGGTACGAGGGTGAAGGAGAATTTTGCGCCGCTCTCCGTAAGCTGTACGGATGCGGCTGCGGCCTCTCCGGGTTCTGCCGTCGCTTCCGGGTTTCCCCATTGCGCGGTGAGCGCGGTCGCCTGCGTGAGCGCTGCCGTAAGGGCGTTGAACTCGTCGGAGGATTCGATCTTCCCGCTGTCCATGAGGTTTTCGGAAACGTAAATCTGAAACTGCGGCGAGTAGATCACGCCGCCGTCTGCGCCGTAAAGGACAAGCTCACAGTCCACATCGCCAACGACCGCCGCGATCTGGTCGGGAAGCAGGGATTTGATGATATTTCCTTCGATGGTGCAGTCGGTGAATACCGTCGTGTAGTCCGGCTTCGCGGCATTGAGGACGGCGGTGCAGCCGGGGGCGATCTCATATGGCACGGAGCCGGTATACAGGCTTGCGGAAATCTGCCGCGCCTTCGTCTCGCCCTGCTTGATGCGGATGCTCGCTTGGCTGCCCTGCTTGGATGCGTCAAGGCGCAAGGGGTATATGATAGGATTCATGGCTTGCCCTCCTTGCTTCCAGATTAAAGGATGCGGGAAATGATCTCTCCCCTGTTCTACCCCCAAAATAAAAAAACAACCGCCCGGCTTGGGCGGCTGCTTGGCGGCTGGTGGTTTTGGGACGCTTATGCGCCCTGCGCGTCCTCCTCGGTGCATCCCGTCATGAGCAGACGGAAGACCTCCCGGCCCTTGGGCGTGATGAGGGTCTGCGTTCCGCTCCACTCCGTTGTTTCGTTGTAGCACTCCTTGACCTCGAAAAGCCCGTCCTCGCAATGCCGGGCGTGCGGAAGGAGCTTGCCCTTCTTGTCTCTGTAGATGTACTTCTTCGCCAGAAGGAAGCTGACAAACTTTTTCGGGCCGACGTGGAGCTCCTTTGCCGTATCGCGGAAATTCGTCAAAAGGTTCCGCTCGACAAGCTCGTCGAAGTATTCGGCCTTGGGTGCCATGATCTGGTTCTGTACGGTCAGACAGGCGATGCGCTTGTCCCGCTCGGCAAGGGTTCTATTCGCCACCACGAGCGCCTTTGCCATGAGCTCCTCCGGGTTAAGTTCGTCCTGTCCAGCTATGTAGCCGCCTGTTTTGCGGATGGAGGGAAGGACTTCGTCAAACACCCAGCTTTCAAATTCCTCTGCTGCCGGAAGCTTGCTGCGGGTGATAAGGCGGTACACATCGCCCTCGGGGATGAAAAGCATTTCTTGGTGACGTCCTACCGGATCGGTAGTGCATCTCGGTACGATATGCTTGCAACGTCTCTTAACATCCCGGTAACATCCCGGCTCGGATTATGATACCCAAGCGCCCGCGCCACATCGGAACCGCAGAGAAGAACCTTCCCGTTCTCCTCCAATGTGCGCACCGCTCCAAATTTGTCGTTGCTGAATACCTGCAATCCGTTCATTGTATGTTCCCCTTTCAGAAAGATAATGCCATTGTAGTTTTGGAGATGCTTCAAACTCTCCCCAGTTCTACCCCGAATTTTGCAAAAAGGAAGTTTTTGCAATGTTTTATCGGTTTGTTGCATAAATATTGCAAAAACTACTTTCCGTTTCCTCTCTGGAAAGCGCGCGCAATTCCACAGATGTGTTCGCGGCAGTTTTCGTTGACATCAAGCATGGCCTGTACCGTTGAGCAGGCTAGGGATTCAAGCTTGGGATTGTCTATGATCAACGGATTGTTCACATATTCATCCGCAAAGCGGCTTCCTTCGAGTGAGAGCATAATCAGCATTGTTTAAGCCTCCTTTCTTGCTCTGCGAGGGAAACCATGGTATAATACTCACGGCTCCCCTCTGGGGCGCTTCTGGGCTTCCGGGTGCTTTGGTCGGCGATTCCGAAAGCCCTTTTCTTTTACGCAAGCACAAACCGCTTTGCGCTGCTCTGTTTCATGAATCGGGCTGCGACTTCCGGCAGGGCCTTCTTTAATGCCGTGGTGTCGAGCCTGCTGCTGACTACCTCCTTCCATGTGATCTTGTAATCGGCCCCGGTGAGGGTGTCCACGTTCTGGGCGGCCATTTCAGCCTTGATTGCGTCCTGTACCGCGTCAATCTCCGCTTGAAGTTCTTCCTGCATTCGCTTGAGCTCCCGAAGCTCCTGTACCTTGTTGCTCATTTCCTTTGCGCTCATGGTGGCGGCCTCCTTGTTGTTTTCTATGGTTAGATTATACAGCAAAAGCTGGATGATGTCAAGCGTATTTAATAAGTTTTTGCTGAACATTTTTTAAAAATAGTTGTAATTATCAAGCGAATACTATATAATAGTATTACAAGGAGGGGATAGCTTGACGATTGAACAAAAAGTAAAAATGGCATTGTCTTATTCTGGCTTGAGCCAAGCGGAATTAGCTCGCCGAACGGGTACGACGCCGTCAAACCTTAATCAAAAAGTAAAGAGGAACACGCTCACAAAAGAAGAAATGGAGCAAATCGCCGCCGCGTTGGGCTGTACATGGCGCGCAGAATTTGTTTTCGAGGATGGGACGGTGATCTAATGAGTCAATACGAAAAGGCGTTGCAGGCCATTTTGAGCGGCACAAAAGATAGAAATATCAACTTTGCTGATCTTCGTATCGTGGTGGAGCGCCTTGGATTCAGTTGCCGCATAAAGGGAGATCATTTTATCTATTCTAAAAGTGGAGTGGATGAGATTATCAATCTTCAACCATTGGGCAACAAAGCAAAGCCCTTCCAGGTGAAACAGGTGAGGGAGATTATTTTGAAGTATGGATTAGGAGGCGGCAAAAATGACAAAATATGAAATTATTATCTATTGGAGCAAGTCAGATGAAGCCTACATTGCTGAAATGCCCGAACTTCCCGGATGTATGGCAGACGGTGCAACGGCAAAAGAGGCCCTGCAAAACATTGAACAAATTGCACTGGAATGGATGGAAACGGCTAGGGAACTGGGCCGCCCCATTCCTGAACCAAAGGGAAGATTGATGTACGCCTAAGAGAAAAGCCGCCTTTTTCGGGGGCGGCCTTTCCGTTTACTTCGCCTGTCTGCGCATCTTGGCAAGCTGTTCCTTGACGGCGGCGTGGTTGTAGTGGCGCACGCTCTTTCCCACATCGAAGGCTTCAAAGAGATATTCCCGCTGCTTCTCCTTCAAGCCCTGCACGCCGTATACGGCCTCCATGACCTGTAAGCCCTTGCTGTTGGTTATGGTCTCGCCGTCCTTGTCCTTTAGGCTCTCTATGCCCTTTGCGGCGTTTTTGGCTATGATGTACTCCCCGACGGTAAGGCCGACGCTCTTGGCCTCCTGCGCTTCGGTGATCCAGCCTTCAAGCTCTTTTTCGATGCCCTTGGTTTTGAGGTATTCGGCCTTTGCGACGGCGCTCACATACTCGGTGATCTGGTTAAGCACAGCAGCCTTTTCGTCGCTCGTGAGGGACATATAACTTTGCTTGCCCATGATCTCCTTGATGATCGTGCCGTTGAGCTGCCCCGTCCTTTTCTGGTAGTCGGCCCGCTCGTGCGGCGTGAAGTTGTACTTCGTCCCCTTGTGCTCCAGATAATAGGGGGCCTTGCGCGGCATGATGGTCGCATCCGTGGTATCGTCATACACGCGCCGGAGCTCAAAGGCTACCTCCGTTGCCGTGCTGGAATACACGTTTGCGGGGCTCAAAAACGCCTGCGCGCCCACGGCAAGGCGGCTTTCCCCGCCAAAGGAAACGATCTCGTTCCCCAGCGTGTCCACCACGGGGGCAAGCTCGCTTCGGGCAAAGGGAATCTTGGCAAGGAATTTGTTCTTTCCCGTAGCAATAATGTCCCTATAAACGTAGCTTGTCCGGGCCGTGGGATCTATGATCTGCGCGATCTGGGAAAGCAGCGTCGGGGCAAACTGCGAGGGGAAATCCGCGCTTGTGTTGAACAGATTGGCAACAAGTCCGTCATCAGAAAACAGGTTGGATATGCCTTTCAGGAAGCTTTGCTCAAATACCACGTTGCCGCCCGCAGACAATGCGTTGATGATGGTGTTCCCTATGGTTTTCAAATGCCCCACAAAACGGGTATCTGCGTCAATTTCCTCTCCGGCTTGGATGCTCTGCACAAAATCCGCACTGATAGCGAACAGTCCGCCTATGGGCTGCGCCCAATCGTAGGTATAGCTCGTGCCGTTCACCACGACACTATAGGGCGCAATGCCCATGATGTTCTTTTGAAAGTCCGCAAGGTCTTTGTCCTTTTCATCGTCGCCGCCCGTGATCCAGCCTTTATTTGCCATAGCGGCAGCCAGGGCCATGAACAAAGTCCCCGTGATTCCCTTGGAAAGACTGTCCACGAAAGCCTTTTGCGCCGCCGCGTTCTTGGTGTTGTTGTGGTATTTCTTCGCGTCGGCGGCAATGGCCTTTACCAGCCCAATTGGGCTATACTCCACAAGCGCTTTCGTGATATTCGCGGGGGTTTTTGTAAAGGGAACGATCAGCGAACCCAAGCCAAAATCTTTTCCGAAATTCATGGCGTTGCGTACATTCGTTACAAACTTGGTATATCCGTTATCGTCTTGCCATGTCCTTTGCAGGGCTTCATCTGTGGCAATACCGATCATTTCCGCCGTGGGTTCCTGGGCCTTGTTCAGCCGCATCTGGTTATTCAGCGAGTTTGTAAAATGAAATTCGAAGAAGGGCCTGTCGCCAAAGTCGAGCAAAAAGCCCGTGAGCCTATCCACCTTGTTCAAGGCATTGGAAAGGCGCATAGCGTTGCGCTTTGCAAGGGAGGCGTTTGCGATCTGCTCCTTGGTGAAGCGTTTGAAATCATCGCCCATGCCAATCTCAAAGCGATCCCCGGAGGATTGTCGGGTGTTGATATGCTTGCGGAAGTCGTCATAGCTTTCAAAAGCTCCGCGCTTGAAGGCCGCTATATTCCCCCCGCTCGCCTTGAGGCCCACGGTACGAACGCCGGATTTCTTTGCGATGGCTTTGTCGAGGCCCGAGGAAACAAAATCCTGTACGATGTACATGGGGGACATGATGGCGTTGCCTATCACGTTACGCAGCATGGTTTTGGGGTTCAAAAGCATGGAGTTTCTCGCATATGCCTTTATCATCCGCAACGCGCTTGTGGGAAGTTTTGCTTCGATAAGGCTTGCGATCTGCGCGAGGACGATGTTTTTATCCCGCCCCTCGGGAAGTTTGGAAGCCTTGATGGTGAGTTCCTTTATGGCCTCCATCTCCTCGGGCGTAAGCTGGAAAGCGTCCTTGTGCTTCTCCACCCACTTTTCGCTGTACCGCTTTATCATCTCCGTGCGGGCTTTATCGAGGTCTTTTTGTGCAAACACGGCCATACCCTCCGGGGTCAGCCGCCCAAGGAGGGAAAAAGCCTGTACGGTCTGGCCCGCCTTCGTGCCAATCTCGCGCAGTTTTTCCATAACGACGAGCGCGCCCTCGTAGTCCCCCTTGTCCTGGTACTGCTTCAAAAGGATAATGCCCTCGGCCACGTCCACCGCGTCTGCGTCTTGGGGCTGGAGCCTTTCAAAGCGCCGGGTTTCCTTCTCGCCTTCCTCCAGCCGCAGGCTGGCCTCGGCCAAGGTCTCCACGTTCGACACGGGCATATAGTATTTCACATCATCCCAAGTCTTTATGAGCGAGCTTAAGCCCTTTTCCACGATCCCGGATTCAAGGGAACTTTGGTACAGGCGGCTTTCCTTGGCCTTGCCCCTGTCGATCTCGGCGGGCTTTTTAAGCTTCAGCTTGGGCGTGGTGTTCGCGTCCTTCGTGGATATGGCCGCGATCTGCGCCGGGGTCATGGATTCGAGGTCTTTGAGGGAGCCTACGATAGAGGGCTTGACATCTATAATATCGTAAAGTAAACTAGGTAAAGAAGCGTTTTTGATGTTGCCGGAATCAGTGCCGGAAACGGGGCTCCCGGTCTTGAACAACATCGAGGCGCTTTTTTCTTTGTCCATTGGTACAAGCTCATGAGAGTGCAGGCGATCCACCTGCTCGCTTTTGTTCACGATTACGCCCATCAAATATTTTTCTTCCCCGACGGCAATGGGCGCAGCAATAACAACCGCATCGTAACTCTTGTTTTCCCAGTCGTATGCAGCTTCAACGACCTTTCCGCTTCGGACAACGTCCGGCAGAACGGCAAAGGCGGCAGATTTAAGACGACCTATGCCGTGCGAAACATCATCCTTGATGCCCCTTTTGTCGAGAGAAACACTGCCTATTTCCGGGTTCTCCACTACGGCCCCAAACTTCTCGTACTCCCTTTTGACCTTCTCGCTTAACGGCGTTCCGTCCTTAGGGTACTCGTCGCCCATGATCGTGGCTACAGGATCCATCTCGGCTACAGCCTGCCGATTGTTGCGGATTTGCTCTTCGCTGATCGTTTCCCTTGGAAGGCGAGGAGAAAACGACACATCAGAGCCGCCCCTTGATGCGTCAGCATCCACCACGCTTTCCAACGCCGCAAACACCGCATCGGCCATCTTCTGTATGGATTCGGTGTCGTTTTTGAGCGCGTCAAGCTGGGCGAAGCTCGCGGACTGGGAAAGCCTGCCCAGGGCGTTTTGAATCTCCGCCACAAAATCCTTAAGGAAGTCCCCTATGCGACGGGCAAGGGTTCTATTCTCGTTCACGAGCCGCTTTATAGTTACCTCGTCGGAGAGTATGACGGGGATGGTGTTTGCCACAACTTCCTCCCGCGCCCTCTGTTCGCTGTATCCGCGGTTCTGCTGGTGCTGTATGAGCGTTTCCACATTCTGGCCGTTCTTCTCCAAGGCTTCAAAGGCGAGCTTTTCCAAGGTGGAGTATTGCCCGCCGTCCATGTCCTTGATGTAGTGGACAAGCTCGTGCATGCCTATGTACATGTGCGCCTCGCCCGTGGAATCCAGCGCAATGGTTATAGTCCGGGTGTCGGGGTTATACATGCCGTTAAACTGGCTCTTTTTCACGTTCCCGCTCTGGTCTTGCGCATCGATACTGTCCTGTACGACGATCTTCACACCGTACTTTTTACCGATTGCGTCGAGAAGCTTAAACTGCGTCCGTATGCTGCGCATGGCCTTCCGGATGTTCGCCTTTGTGGCCTTTTGGCCGGACGCGCGCACGATGTTCGCCGCCGCGCTGCGCAATGCGGCGCTGGAATAGCGGGCATTTGCACCCTTGACGGGCGTTTGCCCCGCGGCAAAAGCCGCCCGCTGCGCCGCAGGGCTCAAGCTTGCCTTTGCCCGCTCGTTGCCGCTCGTGGCCTGCTCGTAGCTTAGACCGATACGCCCTGCCTCGTGGACGAGATCAAAGCCCCTCTTGTATTCCTCCACACTTGCACGCCCGTCATAGCCCTGCACAAAGGCTTTTGCGCCCTCGGTATCATACGACGCTGCCGCCGCGTGAAGCTGCTCGGTGGCCGGGTCAAGGAAGGAAATATCGTCAAAGCTGACCGTGCCGCCGTCTGCCGTGTCATAGTAGATTTTGCCGTTCTCCACGGAGGATATGCCGCTTATCTCCACCTCTGCGCCCGTGTCGTTCATGGTGGCCGTTTGCGGCGTTGCAACGACCCTTCCTTGCGTCTGGGGCTCGGGCGCGGCTTGCGCTTCGGTCTGCGCGGCGGAAGTCTGCGCGGGCGCGTTTGCGGCGTTCCTGTCGGCCTGTCCCGCGAGGTACGCGCCCTTGCGCGTCTCGAACGGGATTGCGCCGGAAGCGTTGTTCAACGATTCGTTGCGCAGCCCCGCCTGATACGCCGCGCGGAAGTCCGCGTCGAAAGCCGCCGCGTCCTTTGCGGTCTTTTTAAGCTCGGCGTACGCCTCCGCGCCCACCTTGCCGTATTCCACCGGGGCGTTGATTGCTTCCGTTACGGCCTGCGCCTCCTCCGGAGCCGCTTCGGGCTGCTCCTCAGTCTTGGGATAGATGGAAGTCACATCCCCGCCCTCTGCCTGCACGGCATAGAACAGTTCGCCTATATTGGTGTTGGTCTGCTTCGTTTTCCCGGCGCGGATGGAATTGGCTATCTTGCGGGCTTCGCTGCCCTCCTCCATCCGGGATGCCGTGTCTATGAGGTTCTCCACGGCCTTTGCGTCCGCGAGCGCCTTACCCTGCCGGGAGTATGTGGAAGTCTCAACGGCTACGCCGCCGGATTCGAGAAGCCCCGCAGTGAGGAAGCCAAGCAGCGCGGAGTATAGCGCCTCTTCCGAAACGGGGTTAAACTTGTTCTCTTCCCCGAAGAACAGGTTGCGCAGCATGGGTTCCGTGCTGGACTGTATCCACTCCTCCAAGCCCTCACCGCCGCCGCGTATGGCAAGGGTCGCAAGCCCTTTGAGGGTGGAGCTCGGGATGTTCTGCACAAGCCTGCTCACCACATTGTTGGTGAGCTTCCCGCCAAAGGCGCTTATGCCGCCCAGAGTTTTGCTCAAGGCGAGTTCCATACCGCCCACGACCGCGCCATACAGGCGCGCATCGTCCTCGTTGTATCCATCGTCGAGGGCTTGCTTGTAGGCGTTGCCCGCAGCGCCAACCCAAAGGGAAGCCGCGCCCGCTGCGGGGTTAAGGAAAGAAAGCCCCATGCTCGGAAGCATATTGCCTACGCCTTGGGCCACATCGAATGCCACGCCGCCCACGGGGTTGCTGATGTTCTCCCGCACCTTCTGCGCCGCGTACATGCTGGCCGGAGTAGCCTGCGCGCCGAAGAGGAGGTTTGCCGTGCCGCTGGCCCATTGGTCTACGCCGGAGCCAAAGGCAAGGTCGGCCTTGCGCAACGCGCTCAAAGTCCCCTCCTCAGCCTCCTTCGCAAGCTCCATGCCGCGCCGCTGGTTCAACTGCTCGCGGAGCGAGGAGAAATAAGCCATTGCCCTGTCTTCGCCGTACTTGTCCATGATGGCAAAGTAGGTGTCGCGCTCGTCCTCCGTCATGGTGTCGAAAAGGTCGAGGGTGCTGCTTTCCTGCACCGCGCCGCCGCCAAAGGCTGCCACGCGCCCTGCCGGGCCTGCCGGGTCTCTGTCCCTGTCGGATATGGCATAGTGCAGCGCAGAATCGCGCGTATTGCCGATCCTGCCGCGCTCTGCCATGGCCGCATAATCCGGGGCGTTCTGCGCTGTGCTCGCCTGTTTGGCAGTAAGTTCCCTTTCGAGACGCTTTGCCGCCATCTCGAAAGCCTCTTGCTGTAGCTTGTTGTCTTCGCTCTCCCCAACGCCCTTTTGCAGGAAGGTGTACCCCGCTCCGCCCGGCTTCCGGGAAAGCTGCTCCGAAACAGCCTTTGCCTCCGCAAGCTGGCGCATAAGCGTTCTTTCGTCCATGGCCGCAATGCGGTCTTTCTCCTTCTGCTCCGCTGCCGCCATCTCCTGTGCAGCCTGCATAAGCCGCTGGGAATACGCAGCACGGGAAGCCGCCCGCTTGTCGGCGGTGGCTTGGTCTTGGATGGTGTGCGCGGAAAGGTAATCGGCAAGCCTGTCAGCCTCCGCGTCCGCAGCTTCTTTGGCCTCCTCTTTAATCAGTTCTGCGGCTTCGTTGTAATACTTGGTAAAGTCGCTGCTGCTTGGAAGCATTTGATTGTATAAGTACTCGTCTATATCGGTATCCTTATACTTTTTCACATATGAAGCGGGCATGAGGCCCCTTTGCTCTCTTTCAATATCATCCTTGTTGAGCAAGTCGTACTTTCCCGCATAATCCTCTTCATACAGCTTACGGGCGCGGTTTATGGTCGCCGTGTCCAGATGCCCTAAAAACTCATCACGCACAGCGCGCTGCGATTCATAATTCCTTGCCCAACGCTCGGCAAACCCCTCTCCGCTTTTTGTGCTGGTTTGAGATTCAAGTTTTTCTTTGTGTTTTTTGGCCCACCTTTCGGCAAATCCGCTCATGATTCATCCCCCGCTAAAACCGTAGCCGCTTTTTCATTTCGTTTATTTCCGCTGTTGTGCCTGTGATAAGGTTGTTTTGCTGCATATAGCGGAAAGCATCTGCCGCGACACTCGGCCCATACCATTCCTTGATTTTGTTCAACTCGGAGATCGATTCGCTTATGCTCATGGGTTCATCTTTATCTCCTCCATCTGTCCCGCTCCCGCCGCCACTCCCTCCGCTGCTGGCCTTCTGCTGCGCGAGGGCATACTCCTTATTCCATTGGTCTTGCGCGAGGGCAAATTCCCGCTCCCAGTTCTGCTGTGCAAGCGCGTCCTGTTGCGCGTTGTAGCCGAAGGCCCGGTCGTCTTGCCATGCGGCAAGGTCGGTGTTGTACTTGCCGAAGTCGAAGTCGCGGGAATCCCGGTATTTGTTGCTGTAGTAGTCCAGCATGTTGTAGTAGTCGCTTACATCGTCCCGGTAGCGGCCATAATCGGTATCGTCGAGGCCGCGAAGCAAATCCATCTGCTGGAGCATGCGGTTTCCCTCGTCGGCGTACATCTGGTAGGCCGCATCCCGCAGTTCCGGGATAACGTCGTTAAGGTTTTGAAGGTGCTGCTGGTATGCCTGCTGGCCTACCTGCTGGCCGTAGGACGAGCCGTAGCCGCCCGTGAGCGCCGCGGCGTTGCCCATAGCGTCCATCATCGCCATCTTTCCCTGCTGCTGGTATTTCTGGCTCATCTGCTGATACAGGGGATCGGCGTTGAAGTCATAGGAGAATTTCTCCCGGTTCATGATCTGGTCGAGCATGTCCTGTATCTGGGCGGCATAGTTGCTCTGGTATGCGCCGGGCTTGTTGGCCTCGTACTGCGCAAGAAGGTTTGCCGCGTCCGTTGTGGCCTGCGAGGGGGAATAGGTGGGGCGCGGGCCGTAATCCGCAAGCCAGTTTGCGGTGCTGTTCGTGTTGGGGTTCCCCCAGTTTGTGGCTGTGCTCTGCGTGGGGGTGGATTGCCCAAGAAGGTATTCCATCGTCTCATTGCCGACGATGCCGTCCACCTGTATGCCGTTCTGCCGTTGGAAGTCGCGCACAGCCTGTTCCGTCTGCGAGCCAAAAACACCGTCTGCATTTATACCAAGCTGCTGCTGCAGCCATTTGACGGTATCGCCCTGTGCGCCTTTCTTGATATATCCATATGAGCTTGCCATGGTTTAGCCCTCCTTTATGTGGTGACAACAGTAAAGTCAAGATATCGTTCCGAGCCGGAAGCGTTCGCCTGCGGGACATAGAACGGCGTTACGCTTGCGCCGACATAGCGCGCCGTAGAGCTGTTATAGGTGTACTTCCTGTTGCAGTACACCCACGTCAGGCCGCCTGATACGGTAGTACCCGTGTATCCGTATATCTCGCCCGCATAGCACATGCCATAGCTCGCGGAGGATGTGTTGGGGGCGGCGTACTTTATAAGCCCTGTTCCCATAGACGTAACCATGACGACGTTTACGGTGCTGCCCTGGCTCGGCGCTGATCCCGGCGTGGTTATGACAAGCTGTCCGTCTTGCATGTAAAGGTCAGCCAAACACATAACGCCCGTGTCCGTCACCATAAGGAAATATGCATCGTTGGAACCGGAGGGCTGACCGTTGACGTAGCTTAGATTATCCACGCCGATCTTGAGGCCCGAAGCCTGGTTTCCCGAGAGCGTCATGCCGCCAACCTTCAAAGAGGCCGCTCCCGCAAGGTTCCCCGCCGCGTCCGCCGAGAACGCCCCCAGGCTGCCCGCCGTGGCTTCCATGCTGCCGTCCGTGTGAATTTTGAAGCCGCCGTTCACCGTGACAAGCCCTTCGAGGGATATCTTGCCCGCCTGGATTTTTACCTCCTCCGCGCTCTGGTTGATCTCGGATATCACCTTGCCGCGGGAAACCTTCAAGGAGATCATGCGTGAATTTTGCTCAATGGCGCTCATCATCTCCTCGTTTCCGTCTCCTTCTGTGACGACGCGCGCGAGGTCGGGCGCAAGGTTGTCAACATCTATATGGTTAAGCAGATACCGCAGGGCCTCATCCAACTGGAAAAGGTATTCAAGGAGCTTTTGCCGCTCCTTCGCATCGTCAAAGGATTTTTCCGTGAGGTTCGGAAGAGACAGATTAAGGCTCGGCATTATATTTCGCTTCCTTCCCCTATGGTCTTGGCTATGGAATACAAACGGAAATCCCCATGCCCGTCCAACCGTATGCGCATGGTGTCGCAGCGGCGGGGAATGATGGGCGCTGTAAAGCTCGTTTTTTTCGTGGGGTTTATCCTGTATACTTCGTCCCAACGCTCCGTTTCTCCGTCATACTGTACGGATACTCGGATAAGGCTGTCCTCCTCGGCCTCAATGCGAAGCTGCAACTTGCTGATATGCTTGTGGTCTGGCGTTTCAAGGCCGATGTCCCCGGTCTGCGCCATGAAGGGGACGCGCTTTTCTTCCATGGCGTACTCGTCGGCATATTCGCCGTATGTGCCGCCCACGGAATACAGGCAGTTATCCGCACTGTTTATGAAGAACAGCTCCGGGCCAATGGTCGCAAAGGCAAGGGCGTATACACTATCCTCCTTGTGCCACATGCCGCGCACGGAATCATAGACGAACAGAACGCCATTCCCCGCTGTATCCTTCATGCTGATGTAATACTTGCCGCCGCGTGCACCTGCAACGGCATCGGTATACCGCCCCTGTCCAAGCGCCTCGGATATGGTGACGGGAAGGGCCGTATTATAGGCGCACACGTCATGCCTGGCTTTGTAGTAAAGCACCTCATTGGAGATCACGAGGCTTTTGTCGCTGCCCTTCTCCACGCCGCGCACGGCGCTTTCCATAAGCTGGAAGTTTGAGGGCTTGTCACCGTAGAGCTTGAGGATCATGTCCTCCTTGAAGAACAGCACATAGGAAAGATGCGTGATGCAGCCCGTGAAGTCGCCGGGGCTGCCGATGGTGACGGCATAGCTGTCCGTGGATACGCCCAAGAATCGGCGCCAAACCTTGGGTTCTCCGAGCGCGCAGGCGTACACCTCGTGATTCGCGCTGGAACAGCCCCACAGGCGGTTGTTTTTCTCGGTGATGAAATCCATGTCCGGGATTTTTCTTTCGATTGTGGCGGGCGTTTGCTGCGTTGCAACGCTGTCTATGATCGCCGTGACTATGACATAATCATCCGCTGCGCCGTGCAGGATAAATTCGCCGTTGAGGGCTTCATTTTCCATGCCGGATATTGTTACGCCATCATATACCGCAAAGCCCTTGCCTATGCCGGGCGCGTTGATTTTTACATAGACGGTCGGCACGCTCGACCACATGCTATAGGTGTCGCTCCAATACTTGAGGACGTGCGGTGTCGTGCTGGTATCCATCCACATATCGCCATCTTTTGGTTCTTCCGGCGCAGTGTCGGATACGGCATAGTCCTTGTATTCCGCGCCGTCAAGCATACAAAGATGTGCCGTGATCTCGCCCTCTGTCGTGACGGCATTCGACAAGGATTCAAATTCGCCCGTGCTGGTGTTGTAGCTGACCTTGTCGGGCCATATGAGGATGTATGCGCCCATGCTGACGATCTGTTTCGGGCTGTCCTCGACCTGTCCGACGATTTGACCGTCGTAATATACATCCGTGCCGTCTATCCAACATAGCTTATCGTGCGCGTGCAGGCCGTTGGGCTTGGCGAGCTTGCGCGCAAGCGCCCGCTTGCCGCGCGGCGTAAGCAGCGGATACCAGTCGGAGGAGAGGTTTTGCATATCGAAAAACTCCCCGTCCTGTATGCGGGGGTTATGGTTGTATCCTCGAAAATCCCACGTCATGGCTTTCGCGGTCTTTACGTTGGGCATTTGCGGCAAGTAAAAGGCCATGGCTATATCCTCACAAAATGGCGCTGTTTTGGCATGTGTGTGCGGTTGTACCAGTCCGCGAACCGGTTCAATTCCATGTTAAACATCACCATGGAGGCGTTGAACCTGTCCATTTCCGCATTAAAGAAATCTATCTGCGCGGCAAGGTAGCTGATGTAAAGCCTGCTGTACGGCTCCGGCACGAGCAGCGTTACGCCCATATCGGTCTCGGGGTCATAGGGCGGCTTCTTGCGCGCGGGCTTATCCTCCGGCGCAGTCTCGTGCGCATCCGTGTTTTCGCCCGTGGAATCTGTCGCGCCCGCATCCGTAGCATTGTTTTCAGTTTCCGGGGAATCCTCGGGAGTTGGATCGTCTTCGGGCCTGGGCGGCTTTTTCATATAAGCGTGATGCCATGAAATGTATTCATTCCATATAAGCAAATCTGCATCAGAAAGCCAGCCAACCATGGTCACCGTGTCGTATTGGCTGGGCTTCACCGCCTGTATATGCGTGATAGCGTCAAGAACCTTCATTTTGCCTCCGTTTGTGCCGCCGTGCGGGCTTGCACCGCAAGTTCGTCTTTGCGCGGCGGCATGGTGGCCCGCCGAAGCGGGCCCTGAAAAGGGGGGGGCTATGCAAAACGGGATTCGCTCACTGCCTGTTGGATGAAGGCAAGCGTGATCTCGTCCTGCTGCATGGAGTTTTGCAGCACTTCAGCCGCAAAGCGCGGAATTTCCACCTCTATACCGCGCTGGATAGTCGCGGTATAATGCAGATTTCCGCTATGCACGCCGACAAATACATCGGCGGCGTTGTTCTTGTCCCGCGCAATCTTGATCTTTACCCGCTCGTTCGGGTCGGGCTTTGCCGCGGGCATGGTTTTTGCGCTCATGAAATCATCGGTGTTGGTCTTTGCCATATTCCTCGCCTCCTCTGCTTAGTTCGAAGGCGCGTTGGTATTGGTCTTGCTGCCGTGCTCGATACGGATCATGTACTGCTCGACAAGCCGCTCGGCAACCTTCGTGGCCTTCCAGCCGACAGTGCTGCGCTGGTCGAGCGGGTCAGACGTACCGGCGGAGCCAAGCTGCTTTATGATCGTAGTCATGCCGCCGCCGGTGAGTTTCGTCTTGCCGAAAGCGTTTGCGCCAAGGATCAGTGTAGCGAAAACACTTGCTCCGCCTGCTCCGGCATTCCCCCATATCTTGGCTTCCGTGGTTTCTACAAAGCGAACGCCGCCGATCTTGCCGATCTCGCCCTCGTAGATGTTTTCGGGTCGGGCGTACTTGTGCACATCCAGCCATCCATCGGAGCGCATGAGGTCAGCCGCAACGAAGGGATGCACAATGCCGACGTAGCTGCCGTCGATCTTGGGCGCGTTCTGCGATTTGAGCATCGCCGCCGCGGTATATATCACATCGACGGTAAGCGCAGATTCCCCGGTGATCTCGGCGCGCGAGGTAACGGGCGTGTCGCCAATGGGCGCATACATTACGTTCGTGCCGCCGACAAGCACTTCGCGGGTGATGGTATCGAGCGTCCGGCCCGCCTGACTGGCGAGCATCTTGATGGTGTTCTCGACAATCGGGTCAATGGCGGTGAGGTCGAGGATGTCGGAAAGCTCGATAAAGTCACCGTACTGGTTGACGGTCGCGGTGATGGCGGTCACATCCAGCTTGTTCCCCGCCGGGGTAACGCCTTCGGTGATGGGCGTGAGCGCCTTCGCGAGACTGGAGAAGCGACGAAACTCGATGCTTTTGCCGCCATTGCGGGGAATGTCGTAGTTGTCGCCGAACTGGTCATGCACCAGATCCGGCTCCGCGTAGTCGATCAGGCGCTTCTCGTAATAGGTTTTGTTTTCCGAGCTGAGGTCGTTCCCGGTCGTGTTAAGCAGCGTGGTCTGCGTAGCAAACAGCTGCAAATTGATCCTCTTTTTCTCTTCCATTGCTTTTTCCTCCTCTATGTGGCCGAAAAGCTCACCCTTTCGCCGTTGGCAATGCGGCGCGCCCACTCGGCCCTTTCTGCTTTTGTCATGCTGGCAGGGTCTTTTTTTGCGAGCACCGCGGCTCCCTGCCCGCCGCCGCCGTTCTCGCTCGGGCGCATCCCGCGCGCCTTGATGTCGTTTACGGTCTTTTGCTGCACCTGCTGCGCCGTGTACTGCATGGCCCCGCCGATGATCTCATCGCGGTGCAACACCTCATAGGCCGTGCGTACATCCACGCCGCTTTGCAGCAGCCGCATGAACCTTTGGCCCGTTTCCGGGTTTGAAACCTCCGCTTGGAAGTCGAAGCCGTCATACATGGCCTTGGTCGCGTTGGCTTCGTCCATCCACTTTGCATAGGTCTGCTCCGCCTGCGCTCTTGCCTGCCGCTCTTCCGCCGTTCGCTTGAGCTCGGCATTTTCGCGCTCTACCCTGCGGATGTACTTGAGTTGCTCCACGGAGATGCCCTTTTCGGCGGCCTCCGCCTCGAAATAGCTGTCGTCCGCTTCGATGGCCTTGAGCATCGCCGCCGCGTCCTTACTGTCCGCTCCATACTTGGCGGCGATGGTCTCCAGAACGGGCGCGAAGGCTTTGTGCGCCTCCACCTGTGCTTCAAGGTCTTTGGTGGCCTTAAAGCGCTGGCTGATGATCTGCTGGACGCGGCTGTCAAATTCTCCCTTCCAGTCGCCCTTGATCATCTTCTCAAACTCGGCCTTGCGGTCGTTTGTGGCCGTAACCGCTCCGGGCTGCTGCGCGCTCTGCGCTGATGCCGCTTCTGCGGTCGGTGCCGCGGCCCCTTCGCCGCCGCCTCCCTCTGCAAAAAGCTGTAGGTTCATGGGTTTGTGTTCGTGCATGGTTTCCTCCCGCCGTCTCTCCGGTGTGTCTTTGTCTCGGGTCTTTCCCCGGCGTCTCTGGGGTCTGCTCCCCCGCGTCAATCTCAGCATAAAAAAAAGAGGAGAGTGATTTCTCCCCTGTTCTACCCCCAGTTTTGCAACTTTTTTATTTTGGTGCTGCTGCGTTTGCCGCCTTGGCCCGCGCCTGCCCTGCAGTCGAGCCGCGCGCCCGGTTGAAGGCCTCGCCCAGGGCGTTCGTCTGCTGCTCGCCGCCGTCTTTCGATGCATGCGGCGTGGTCGTTGCACCCTGCTGCCCGAAGGCCTGTGCCATGCCCTGCGTGAGATTCGAGCCCTGCGTGGCGTCCACGATCATGCCAAGCTGCATTACCTGCTGCTGTAGCATTTGCACCTGCTGGAAGAGTGTGCCATTCTGCGCTATCCGCGCCCGGACTTCCTCTATGCCCTCAAAGTCCATCATCTCCAGCGCTGCAAGTGCCTGATCTGCGAGGTCTGGTCGGAAAAAGCCCATGCCGTAGAGCTCCTTTGCCCTCTCGTTCTGCGCCACGGTGGAGAACGGCGAAGATTTCTGCGAGGATACCCGGATATCGAAGATAGGCACGCGGAACCCCATGTCCATGCCGAAGTCTGCGCCCTGCGGCTTCATGGCGATCTGCTGCCCGTAGAATTGCGCGAATTGCGTTTCGCCCTGCTGCCCGATAATACGGAAGTAGCGCGCTTCCTGGTAGAATTGCCGCATCAGCTCTATGCAAAAATAATTGATCTCTGCAAAGGCCCTGTAGCTGCTCTTTATCATGTCTCTGGAAAGCTTGCTGCCCGCTTCCTGCAATGCCGCTATGGCGGAAGCCGCCGTAACGCCCGCGCTGGTTCCGCCCTGCGAGAAGTCACGGTTGCCGCTCGTCTCTTTGAGCTCGTCCACCTTCAAGGCCCGCACGGTCAAGTATGCTTCTGACAGGTTTGGTATCTCCACGGGAAGTATGCTGTCCTTCGGGTCTCCGCTGCCTTGGAAGTGCACGAAATCCTTCGTCCAGTCGGCATATTCGTTCTCGTTTATGATGCCGTCCCCCCGGATGAAGAAGCGCGGCCTTGCGCCCATGACGGCATGCTTCAGTATCACTTGATCGAGCTTGTCAATGTAGAGCTGCGGGCTCTTGCAGATATCGAGATAGCCAAAGCCCGCGGGGCTTCCCGCCACGGGGAAAAGCGTATCGAGCACGAATGGGTACTTCCCGTGGTCGTAATAGCCGCGCTCCACAAGCTGCGGGTCGTTTTCTGAGGCGTACAGCACCTTGCCGTTGCAGAATTTACAGTAGTGCAGAATATCCCGCCCCTGCGCCTTTTTCTTGTAATACCAGTCCACCACGACCATCTTTTTCGTCGTGTCCACGGTATCGTCATAGACATACTTGGCTATGTCGATGGTTGCCGCTTGTCCTATGCCCATGTCCGGGTACGTCTGCTCTATGATTTCCCTGTCCACAAGTTCCAAGTGGAATAGGTTTCTGGACTTCTGTATATCCGTTATGCCAGGCTCCCAGAAGAGATTGAGCAGGTCAACCATGCGAATGTCTATATCCCCCAAGCCGTTGTTCTTTCGGCTCTCCCAGAATACGCCATATACGCCCGTGCCGCTTTTGAGCTTATACCACCACACATCGGAATAGGTGTGCTCAAATTTAGCCTGTTCCAGCACAGCGGGAAGGATATCGGAAAGAATCTGCGCATCCTGTTCGTCCCCGGCCTCGCGCGGCAGAACAACCGGCTCCGGCTGGTTGTCCATAGCGTCCGCATGCTTGTTTGCGATGCAGTTCAGCAGCCACGCAGAGGACGGCTCGGGGTCTCCCGGGTTGCGGCTGCCCTTGACCTGCTCCCAGTGTCGAATCTTGTACCATTGCTCGTTGTCGATGATACGGGCCTCAAGGTTGGCTTTCCCGGTCTTGTAGTCCCGCAAAATCCTCTCCGCCTCCCGTACTTGCTCTTCGCCAATGTACGGCTGCATGGGGCTCTCTGCGGGCGTTGTCGTCGGGCTTTCGGTCGCTTGGTTCTCCCTGTTTTTTCTCCTGAATAGCGGCATGTCTTTTCCTCCTTACAAGCGGAACAGCAAGTATTTGTCCTTCTTCTCCTGTTCCGGGTATATATCCAGCGGGCTATACTGCGCCGCAGGCTGTTTGATCGTCTCGCGCGGTGTGATGGGCTTGCTCATGCAGAAATAGCGCGTCTCGTCCGCAACGTGATCCTCCATCTTGGTGTCTAAGTCCTCGGGTATCGTCTCGCTGTAGATCAGCGATGGGATAGTGCGGATGAAAGCCTTGCAGGTGTCGAACACATACAGGGACGGAAAGCCGTTTTCATCAAAAGCCATACGGTAATGCATCTGCATCCAGCCAGGTATGCGTTTATTGTCCCCTTTGCGAAAGTATATGCTGTGCTTTGCGGCCATGTCCGCGATGCTCGGCCCGCCCTGCTCCTGCCATATAGCCGGGTCTGCGACGCCCTCTATGCGGTGGCCTTTCAAGTATGGGTGCTCGCGCTCCACGCGGGCGACCTCCGCGAAAATTTTATCCACGGGCCATTTCACGCCCTCGTCCGGGGTCTCGGTGCACCCATACAGCTCCGCGATCCTGTACATCGTGCCATCCGTGTCCACCGTCCACCATCCGCAGGAAAAGGGACGCGCGTATCCGAAATCGAAGCTTCGGTATCTGGGCCAAAGGCCGGGCGGGTTGAATGGCTTAATAACATGCGTCCATGTTCTTTCCTCGTATCCGTCCGGACGGTCGGTGAACTCCTCGAAGAATTGCCCCTCGAAGATATCCCAGTTGCCGTATAGCCACGCTTCGCGCAGCTTTGGGGGCAGGGCTTCGAGCTGCTTAATATAATCCGGCTGTGAAGCCATGAGCGCGTCATTGTCCTGCACAAGCGCTTGAATGAAAACATGTTCGTCCGGGTTCTCTGTCGGTTTGAACCGCCGATCCACAAACAGGCGTTTCACCCATGCGTGGCCCTGCCCGCCGGGGTTGCATGTCAGATACATGCGCTTCGGAAAACTGTTTACGCCACGCAGGCAGGCGCGGAACATCTCGAAAACCTTCTCCGGAAATTGCGTCGCTTCGTCTAAAAAGATTATGTCAGCCTCCGTGCCCTGGTATCTGTCCATGTCTGATTCTGTGTCGCAGTATCGAAACAATATCACGCTGCCGTTTGCAAAGCGGTATTCCTTTTTGCTGTCATTGTAGCGTCCGGCTGTCTTTCCAAGCATAAGCCGTAGGGGTTCTATGTGGTTGGCGCGCAGCTCCGGGTATGTGCGGCGTACCATCATCACGACGATGCCCGGATACTTGAAGCACATCAGTGCGGCCTTCACGCGAACGGCCCAACTTTTCCCGCCGCCCCGCGCCCCGCCGTATGCGATATACTTGGCCCTGGCGGTCAAAAACTGCTTTTGCTTCGCACTCGGCGCGGGTATGCGGATCGTCTGTATCATATGGCATAGTCCTCGGCGCTGCCATCCATCTGGACGGTCACGGACTGCCCGTCGTCCAACTCTGCGCGGCGCTGCTCGAGAAGCAGGCGGCTAGAGGCGATACGCATGGCCTCTGCCTCTTGTACCGTGGGGATGTCGTATACAGAGCGGATAACATAGGCCAAGTCTCGCATTGCGGCGGTCAGATCGCGGATGATTTTGGGGTTAAGCTCTTCGTAACCCATCGCCCGCAAGTGCTCCACGGCCTCCTTGATGATCTCGCTCATGGTGTCGGCGGCGGCTTGCAGGGTGTCGAGCTTGCCCTCTCGCTTCGCCGCTACGCTCTTCGCGGCCTTCTCCATGGCGAGCCTTGCGGCAGCCGCTACATTCGCGTCTCTCTGTTCGTCGGCCTGCTCGCGCCATTTCTCCCTAATAGCCCTTGCCGTAAGCGTTCTTTCTGACACGCCGTGCTTCGCTGCAAGCTTCCTGTAGCTCGTGTTTGTGTTTATATATTCTTTTCTGATTTTGTCCCAATTTGGTTGCATGCTACCCTCCTGCTACACATGCTACATGTAGCAGCGCTGCACTTCTCCCCTGTTCTACCCCCAGTTTTGATTAAAATTTGTCTTCTTCTTTGTCTTTGTCTTTGTCTAGCTTTTTTTGCTTTTCTTCGCTGCTGTTGTTTACCCCCTTTTCTCCGAATGGAGCGAAATACACCCCTCGCACAAAACATCGGCATATTCGTTCTCGTTTATGATGTCGTCCCCCCCGGATTTAGTTATATTAGTTATATTAGGGTTTCCACACCCCACAAAAAGTCTTATTTTATGCGGGTTTCAAAAATTTCATGCACAGGTTCACCCCCCATTTAGCACAGGTTCACCCCCTCTTTTTATCTCTAAGCCATCTGGAGAGGGAGCGGGAAAAAGCTATATCTTGTAGGGCTTCTTCTCTTATAGGCTCTAAATGTTGGCACAGCTTTACCCCCTTTTTCGTTTGCTTTTTTTGCTTTCTCAAAAAAGCATTTGCTTTTTTTGCTTTCGTCTGCTTTTGGTCTGCCGCCCATTTTCCCCGCTTCGCTCCGGGCAGCCCGGATTGCTGCATAGGCTTCGTTGTCTCTGTCTATTTCAAGCTTTACGCCGTCCCACAGAAGCCCTTCCCTTCCCGGCAAATCCGCTTCGGTTCCTGTTGCTTTGTAAACCAAAGCGGCGCGAATCAGGCGGCCAAATAACGGGGTTACTTCCCCCGCTCCGTCATACAGGAGCGCCTGCCCTTATATTTGGTTTCCAGTGCCGCCGCCACAGGGCATTTCGCCGCGTACAGGTCGGATTCGCAGCATTCTAGAATATGCCGCTTCTTCTCCGCGGTGGAGCGGAAGCGGATCATTCCAACAGTTCCCTCGATCTGTCCTTCACAGCTTAGAGACTGCTTTGCTTCTCTCACATAATACGGGCATTTGGCGCGCGCTCCCGTTGTATAGTGCGGCATGTGTGTTCCTTTCTTGGCGGCTGTGTGCATTCTTGGCTGGATGCAAGACGCATACAGGGTGGATGCAGTTTATATCCAGAACCGCAATCGATACTTGTAGGGCGGCTCCCATTCTTCCTCCCATGCTGTAAGAAAGCGCCTTACTTCCTGCGCTGTCCGGACAATCGCCGTGCGACGCGCAGCACGGTTGACAGCGAAGCATAGGTTCCCCGGCGCGGTCGGCCTCCAAAGCCTCTGAAAGCTCAGAGTGGCAAAGGGCCACAACCTCAGAGAATGGCCGTTCCTCGTCCCACCATCCATGCGCCTTTGCGTTCGCATGTATTTCCTGCGCGATCTCGTTCAGTCCCTTGTTTCTGTAGCTTTACATTTTACCTTTCCTCCCTCGATTTTGATTTGCAGTTTCGGTATTCTTTTTCTGGCAAGGTATCGCAGTATCACTTCTCGCGCCTCATGCCATGTGTAGCATACGGCACATGCGTGTCCCTCCGCCTCCAAGCCAAGCAGCCAGCGCGCCTGCTCCAACGTCGGTTTGTTTTTGTCATACTTCATCTCGATGTACAATCCGTGATATCCTCCGCGCGCAATGGGAAGGCACAAGTCCGGCACACCCGCTTTCACGCCCGCAGCCTTAAGCTTCGCCGCTGTTACTTTGTTCCGCATGCCGCCGTTCGGAACGTGAAAGAGCAGCCGGAGTTCGGGGGACGCGAAAGCCTGCAGCCGCGCCCAGTCGAATAGCGCGATCTGGTGCAATTCCTCGTGCTGTGTCGCCATCTTTTGTCCTTTCCGCATACTCGCATTCGTACTCGTGCCCGTATCTTCGCCGCCCGCAGGCGTTGCATGTGATCTTCACATTCGCGCCCAAGGTGCGCTTGTCCATGCGCTGATACTCGCCGATCTCCCGGAGCTTCGCGGCACATTGGCCGCAGAGAATCCTCTTGATGCTATCCATGCCTTTACGCCTCCGCTTTCCCGCCCCGTTGTTCTGCCATGGCGCGGGCGATGCCTGAGTATGTACGGCTTCGCAATTTTGCTCTGTCGGCAGAGGGCGGCATACGCCATACTTTCTGTTCGCGTCCTTCAACAATGTTTGTCGGTTGCAGGGGCGGCAATCCTTTCAACCAGAGGCAAGTTGCCTTTGTCTCCCCGTGACCAAACTGCCACGGCTGAATAATCTGGTCTGGCTTACGCCATTCGGCGCTCATAATGCCAACGGGATTTTCAATAGCAATACGGGGACAGTCGGCGTTTGCAAACTGCATGAAAAAATCAATGCTCTTTTGTTGGCGGCCATCTGCCCGTTTTTCGGGAAAGTACCTGGCTCCTGATACGGCAAGGTCTGTACATGGCGGAAAAGCCAGTATCATGTCCCACTTCATTTTCAGAAGTTCCAAAGCATCAACCTGTATATGCCACTCAGGATGCCCCCCGCTACACTCTATCAAATCGCAGGAATACGCTTCATGGCCCAGCCTCCGCAACTCAATCGTGACCGCTTGGCTTTCTTCGCAAGCTACCAAAACTCTCATCGCCCCAATACCTCCTCCACCCACGCCGCTTTCTCTCTTTGCTCCCGCGCCCGGATGGATGAGCCGAGCACCGGAATCACTTTGCAGGCACCGAGGATACGGTCGTATACCCGCTGCTCCCGCATGCCCGCTGCCGCCATGTCCTTTGGCGTAAGGTTGGTCGTGACGATCATGGGCTTCCCGAGCCGCACCCGCGCATCGAAGATGTCAAACGCACGTTCCCATGCGAAGCTGGTATCCCTTTCGGCCCCAACGTCGTCAAAGACAACAAGATCGGCCTTGCCCAGCATATACCGCGCGTCCTCATAGTCCTCGAAGCCCATGTTTACAAGCCGCGTAAGGCCTGTGACGACGGCGAATATCCCCCGGTCTATCAGCGCGTTGGCAATCGCCGCAGCGTAGAAGGTTTTTCCCGTCCCTACGCCGCCCGTGAAGAGCAGGCCAACGTTTTCCTTGAGCATCTGCTCGAAGTTCTCTGCGTACCTCCGGGCCTTCTCGCACACTTCGGGATTATAGCCCTTGTCCTTGTCAAAGCGCATGCCCAGGTATGCCGGGTCGGTTATGCCGTCCCTCCTGCACCGCTCAATGCGCTTTTTCGCAAGCTTTTCGAGCTCGCATCGGCAGTACACCTTGAACAGATATCCACCGCGCTCTCTGGCGCACACATCGCCGCAGGTTGGGCAATGGTACACATCAGCGCCACTGGTCTGGGATATAGCTATACTCATCATCCGTTGGCGTCCTCCTTTCCGCCGGTTTCCCGGCCTTGCCTCTCTCGTCCCGCCGCTCCCATGTCCTTATGGCGGCGCGCCAATCCTTCATGGGCTGATTGCCCACCTTCCAGCCCTTGGCGGCGTAGAAGTCATGGAATCGCTGCGGGTCTACATCGTTTTGCCGCTCCCGGCAATACGATTCGATCTCCGGGACAGTGGGAGGTGTGAAGCGCTTTTGCGCCGCCCCCCGTGAGGGGGGTATGGGGGGAGGACATTCGTCCTCCTTCTCTTTCTCTATCTCTATCTCTATCTCTTTCTCTTTCTCTTTCTCGTTACCGTTATCTTCCGCGCATCTTGCGCTTATCTTATCTTCATCTTCCGCGCATCTTGCGCTTATCTTATCTTCATCTTCCGCGCATCTTGCGTCCTCCTCCCTTCTGTCTTTCTTTTTTGTTGAGCGCAAACCGCCCTCTGCTTTGCGCCGCCCCGTGTCAAGTGTCGGCTTGATAAGCGCGAAGATTGCGCCCGCTGTTCCGTCTATCTTCGGCTCTTCATTGTCAAGGGCATATGCGCAGACAGCCATAAGGACAGAGTATTGTTCCTTCTTCGGCAGGGCCTTGATAGCCTCAAAATACGATCGGTAAAATGTAAACTGGCCTCTTTGCATGTGCGCCTCCTAAAGATAGTTCTTGCCGAAAACATTTTGGAAATCCAAGTGCGGGTACCGGGCCTCAAAAGCCGCCTGTCCAATCCGCTTGAGTTCCAAATCTGCCGCTCTGTTGTGGTGTACGCCGTCCGGCGGTTCGTTGTGCGCATCATGCGTGAGGTACACCCATAGGCCGTATATGGCGCTTAAACGCCGGTTTGGATTGCCGCCGAATATGTGATGGCGCTCGAGGCCTGATGTCCTTCCCGTCATATAGCAAGCCTTTTCGCTTTGCAATATGGATGGCGCGTCTCTATACCTGTTCAAAACGGCAAATCCTCCCCTTCGTCCACCTCCTCAAACCCTGCCATTGGGCCGTCCTCGGACGTTGCCGCCGCGCCCTTGGGCGTGAGAAACTCGATGTTGTCCGCCTTGATCTCCGTCACATAGCGCTTCGCGCCGTTCTTGTCATCATAACTGCGCGTCTGCATCTCGCCCTCTACGCATACTTTTCTGCCCTTGGCGAGATACTTAGCGCAAACATCGCCAAGCTCCCGCCATGCCACAATGTTGAAAAAGTCCGCCTCCCGCTCGCCGTTCTGGTTGGCCCTGCGGCGGTTCACCGCGATGGAGAAGGTGCACACGTTCGCGCCGCTTGGCGTGGTGCGTAGTTCCGGGTCTTTGGTGAGGTTGCCGATCAAGATAGCTTTGTTCATTTCCCCCATGCCTCCAATAGTGATTTAATGTATGCCGTGTCTGTGCTGATACCCACGGCCTTGCAGTCCTGTACGATGTTGCCTATGAGCCGCGCCATCTGCCGGGTGTCGTAGGTGCTGCTTCCGAAGTAAACCTTGATATGCTTCCAGCCGTCCACCTTGCAATCGTCCAGCACGTCCACCATCCAGCCTTCGCCGTTCTGCTTCCAAGCCCTTATAAAGTCTGGTATAGCCTTGGCCTGCATGGCGTGTATCTGCGATACGCCGCCGATCTCCCGGATCGCGTTGCGGTAGAGCTCCACAGCGGGCATCTGCATAACCTCCGAGAGCTGGTCGAGCAGCGCCCAGCAGTAGGAATTCGCATCGAGGCTGCGCTTCTTGCCCTTGCGCCGGATATCCAGCGTGAGCGGGCCTTGCAGCTTATCCAGCTCCGAAAGGTCTGGGCTACCAACAATATCAAAGCTTATAGTTTTGTATTGCGGCTTCGGATTGGCTACTGTAATGCGCACGCTCCACCTCTCTTTCGTCCTTCTCCGCCTTCTTCATGCACGGCCCGCAAAGCTGCCGACCGTACCGCTTCGTGCTGTAGGATACCATTTCGGGAACCTCCCATTGACTGCCGTCCCGGCGCATGACTTCGGAAATCTCGTTTGCGCAGTCGGAGCAATAGGCGATCTCGTTCTTCTTTGCACCCTGCTTCCCTGTGCGCTTCGCGTATTCGTCCGTGTCAGCGTCCTTTGTGTCGTCGATGTCAAAAAGGCCGTTTAAGGCATACTTGCGGGCATACGAGGATGCCGTGCCGGTGATCTGCGAATCGTCCATGCCTTTCTTTGTCGCCGCTTCCCGGGCGAGTGCGGTATTGGAAAGCGTCTCGCCACTCTTGGTGTCGTGGAGTGTAGCGGTAGCCTTGATGTAATACCGCTCGCCGCGCTGCTCTATCTCGTCCGACAAAGTCAGCACAAGCCCCTGCTCGTGCAGAATGGGCTTCACGGCTTCCAAGATGTCCTCGCAGCTTCGATACCGGTAGCCGCCGAAGCTGTTCAGCTGCCCTTTCGGCGCTTTAAGCTTGAATTGTGTGGCGCAAACACGCGCAAGAAAATCACTCATACTGCCTCCCTCAAATACGCATACACTTCCCGCATGGCCTTCCTGGCCCGTTTGTTCTCGCTGTTCTCGATCTCGTTCTCAATCTGACGGAGCGTCAGCGCGAAGCAAGAATCGCACATATCAAGATCGTCGTGCAGATCCGGCACATACTCCCCGCAGCAATCGCACACCCTGGCCTCCACGAAGTCCCCATCGCCGCAAGAGGGGCATACATACCACTTCTCGCGTGATCCGGCATAGACTTCTCCGATCTCCTCGGTGGGCTCGTCGAAGGTGCAGCCGCAAACTCTGCATATCAGCATATTACCCTCTCCTTTCCATCTGCTTTGTTTCCGGGTTTTTGTAAAATGCCGTCCTGTCCGTGATTTTCCTGCGCGCCGCCTCGGTCGCCTCGACGAATGGACTGAGGCAGGCATTATGCAGAAACACCTTCCTTTGGGGAAGCCCGGACAGGGATGTCGGAATCACGACCGTGCCGCCGTCCCTATGCACATGCACGGGCTTATAGCAGAACGCACAGACGGGAAGCTTTTCTTCCGGGTCGCGCTTCTTTTGATTTCGGTTATTCAGCATCGAACTCGCCTCCTTTGAGATATTGCTCGATCAGATAGGCAAGCCCGCCCTGCACGGTGTCAAAGCCGTCGCGCCGCAACGACCGTTGCAACGCCTCAAACCGCGTTGTAGACAGTCGGCATTGCACCCGGACGGGCAAACGCCTTCTGTCGGGCCTGCGGGCCTCTGGGGACGTTTTTATGAAGGAATCTTCCAGAAGCCTTTCCGCGTCGTTGACAAGGCGTATGGCGTACTTCTCCGGGTTGGAGGCCTTGCACATAAGCTGACGGTCTACGCCCGGATACTGCTCTTTGAGCACCGCCACAGCATCCCGCAGACTTATGCCGCGCTCGGCGCAGAATTGCGTGGGGTTCAGCATTGACAACGCCTCCTTGCCGTGTTAAAATAATCGTGTCTGGTTAGAATTGCTTTGTGGGTCGCGTTGCAGCGCGGCCTGCTGCCTTTTTGGATATCCTCCATTACTACGGCTTGTCCCTTGGTGCAGATCACGTCCATGCCCACGCTGTGCAGCTCCCGCGCTTCGGCGGCTGTGATGCTTTCCAATGGAAAAATCTGTGTGATTTGCTTATGCATTGGTTTTCTCCTTTCTTCTGTAAAAATGTGTTTTGCCGACCTTCATTTTTTCGCACATCCCAGCTTCGCAAATCTCCCTAAGATGGGTATATACTGTGTTCCGGTGGCTGCCCGATGCGCACATATCCTTTGCGCTCTGCCAGTCATTTGATAGCAGGTCGTATGTGTCGGAGGCTGCAAGCGATATCGTCCCATATCGGCTTCTGTAGCACGATATGATGTCATTTATAATATCCAGCGAGCAGCGGAAGCTTCGGGCTATGCGCCACGGTTCAACGCCTGCATACAATCGCCGTATAACCTCGTCCATGGTGGGGAAGGGCTTCTTGTGGCATGCCTGCGCAATTTCTGCATGAAGCCCGTCCGGCTTGGGAGGCTCGAATTTGCTCTTCGGCAAATTGAAAACCTCGTCGTAGATGTCGCGCACCTGCTTCGTGGTGATGCCCATGTGCCCCGCAATCTGCCGGATCGATCTATCCTTGCCGTGCCAGCGGATGTATGCTTGCATCTGCTTGTGCGTCACGCGCTGCGCCCTCCTTTCTTATTCGGCTTGGGGAAGTATTCCGCCATCTCTCCTTCGTCGATATGTAGCACTCCCATGAGCGCCCATATTTCCGACAGTTTTGGCTCTTGCTGCCCGTTGAAAATGGCAGATACTTTCGCCGGATTCCATCCGAGGCGGGCCGCTATGTACTTTCGTTTGTAATCCAAGATTCTTCGCTGCCTGTCGAGGGCTTCAAGTGCTGGTTTCATTTCGCGCCTCCTCTCTTCCTCTCGCGCCTTGCGCTCTCGATCTCAACTCCCGCCATCACGCCCAGCACAAGGCCGGGGATGAAGAAGGAGAAGATCATGCCGAAAAGATTGATGCTCATGCTTCCTCCTCCCTCGCCGGCATATACTCATCCAAGAGCCGCGCAAGCGCGATGCAGCACTTTTCATAGATGCAGAAATAGTTTTCCAGTTGGTCGAAGGGCGCTTCCGCGTGCTTAATCACCGAACGAACATCCTCGTAGCCGGTCGTAAACTCGCGTTTTTCAATACGGCTCATATAGATAACCTTTGCGGTTTGCGCTGCGATTCTGCGCAAATAATCATCATTGCGCGGGTCTGTGATGCCGCGCGCCTTGGCGTTGACATGCTTGTCAAATATAGCCCCTGGCCTCTTTCGGAACGCAGAATCAATATCTGCCGCGCCGGATTCGAGCAACTCAAGTTTGCGCTGCCGCACTTCGATCTCGTGCCGCAGTTTCGCGGCTGTCTGCTGCTGTGTCATACTTCCTCCTTCTGTTCTTTTGCCCAATCCCACAGTATTTGAAGAAGGTTGATGCTCATGCCGTTACCTCGCTTTCCGGAGCGTCCTTCCACTCCACGCCGATGTAGTCCAGAACTTCACCCCATCCCATTTCGTACATCCAGAAACGCCATTCCTGCGGGTTGCTTTCCCGGAGCCTGTCGAAACGATGTGGGCGCTTTTCGAGGTGGATTCCGAAACCGCAAAAGGAACATCCTGTCCGCTGCGCCTTCGTCGTGTAGAGGTTCCCGCCCTCGTCCCGTTCGATTGTGCCGTAAATTTCCGGGACGGGAGCCTTGAGGTCAAGCGCAAGCTGCAAAAGGTCTTGCCGATAAAAAGTGGCAAAGGGCGCGCTGCGCGTTGTGGACTTCCCGTAATAGTTGCAGCCTGTCCGCATAAGAACTTTTTCCCTGCGCCCGTGTTCGGAGGCCATGATGCCCAGATACGGAAAGCTCTTGTTCTGCTTCGCGTAGTCATCGCAGGGCTTTTCCTTGAGATAGTAGCAGCACTTGTTACTGACGCGGAACGATGCCGCCGCATAGCCGAGAGCCTTTCCTTCTTCGTCAGCGCCGCCGAACTTTTTAAGCCATTTTTCGCTCATCTTCATGCGCGTGCCTTTGCGATATCCGCCGTATTCGCCCGTTTCTCCCGTTATGATCGCGTGGCGAACCGTGACGTTCTTTGGTGTTGGATTTTGTAACAGTTCGATCTTGCCCGCGGTCTCTTTAGAAAGAACCGGATAGCCAAATTCGCGGATCACGTCGGTCTTGCTCTTTAGAGGCTTTAGCCCGATCACGCCAAGCTGCCTGTGAACGGCCTGTATGCTCTTATCCTCCAGGACGGAAACGCTTACAGCGGGAACGTCGATTCCAATAGAGCGCAAGAAGCATAACAGGGTGATGCTGTCGAGGCCGCCCACGGAAACGTGACAATGCCCGTCAAGCTCGTCGTAAAATTCCCTTGCGCGGAGCTCTGCGTGGCGAACCTTCGCCTCATACGGGAGGCTTTGCTTCTGCCGGAACACAGCCGCCTTGTACGCCTCTTCTTTGAGGCGTTCGGTCGTGTAGTATATGCTCATGCTTCCTCCTCCCTCGCCGGCATATACTCATCCAAGAGCCGCGCAAGCGCGATGCAGCACTTTTCATAGATGCAGAAATAGTTTTCCAGTTGGTCGAAGGGCGCTTCCGCGTGCTTAATCACCGAACGAACATCCTCGTAGCCGGTCGTAAACTCGCGTTTTTCAATACGGCTCATATAGATAACCTTTGCGGTTTGCGCTGCGATTCTGCGCAAATAATCATCATTGCGCGGGTCTGTGATGCCGCGCGCCTTGGCGTTGACATGCTTGTCAAATATAGCCCCTGGCCTCTTTCGGAACGCAGAATCAATATCTGCCGCGCCGGATTCGAGCAACTCAAGTTTGCGCTGCCGCACTTCGATCTCGTGCCGCAGTTTCGCGGCTGTCTGCTGCTGTGTCATACTTCCTCCTTCTGTTCTTTTGCCCAATCCCACAGTATTTGAAGGATGAGTGCGTTTCGTGTCATGCCGAGCGTTTTGGATGCTTTTGCAAGCAATTCCTGTAGCTCTTCCGGTGCTCTGACGGTCATGATTGATTCCATAGCCGCTCCTTTCAAAGTGATATCACTGAAACTAATCGGATGATATCATAGTTTTTCAGTGATGTCAATATGCAATCTTGACTATTCCTAGCAAAATGTTCATAATGAAATCACTTTGAAACCGAGGGAGGCAATCTTGTGGCAACCAATAAAAGGCCTACCATGTTGCGCTTGCCAGATGAGTTATACGAAAAAGTCCGCTATCTGGCCTTTGTTGAACGCCGTTCTGTGAACATGCAGATCGAACATGCGCTAATGGCTTATGTTTCCGCCTATGAATCACAACACGGCCCGATTAAAGTACCCCCCGCGCCTTGTGAATGAGCGATAGCACATAATCATTGAAGCTCATCCCCTTCTCCTGCGCTTCCCGCTGCAAGGCTTCTTTCAACTCAGATGGGAGGCGTATTGTTGTCTGTTCACGTTCCGTTCTGCTCCCCAGTCTGTCCCGTGTCATGCTTCTTCCTTTGCCTTCTGCATGGCGACAACCGCCGCCATGCCTTCCAGATACGAAAGCGCGCTCTGCTGGGCTTCCGGCGGAAGCTCGCTTACGACCTCCGCGATACTTCTTCCCGTCTCTCTCTGCTTCTCTTCCATGGTGTGCCTCCTTTTGTGATGTGCCGGGAATCGCCCGTCCCGGCGGCTGCTCTGCCCTCGTAACCTCCGGGGCGGGCATTTGCCTTAAGCCAATTTGAACACGCTGTAGGCATATCTGCCGTTGTCATCCCGGACGATTTCAACTTTTGTGAGTCTTTCTAAGGCGTCGCTCATTGGTGTTCCATAGCTGTCTCGCTCCCACAGCCCTGCAGCTTCCGCCAGATTCCAGAAGAGGCCAACTTCAATTCCGGCATCTGGGCCGGGAAATGCATGATGTTTTGTAAATTGTGCCTTTATGAAGTTTTCGCACCACTCAACCTTGATCTGCTTATTGGCTTTTTCCTTGTTGCTCATTTCTCCTTCTCCTTCTCCTCCCCGGCCTGTGGCCTGTCGTGTGGTGGTTGATTATTGATTACACGATTATAATACATCGTTTAATGATATTTGTCAATGCCTTTTTATTGATTTCTTGATATTTTTTATTGACGTAATATGAGTGGATAGTTTATAATAGGGGTACCAAATACGGAGGTGCTTAAAAAATGACTATCGGCGCTCGCATAAAGCAAGTAAGGAAAGAGCGGGAAGAAACCCAGAAAGAATTTGCTGACAAGTTGGGCCTCAAGCAAAACACTATTGCTACATATGAAATGGGAAGAATCGCCCCCAGCGACCGCACGATATTCGACATTTGCGACAAGTTCGGCGTAAACGAGGAATGGCTGCGCACCGGGGAGGGGGAAATGCTCGTGAAGAAAACCCGCGAACAGGAGCTGCGGGAGTTCTTCCAGGATATATTAAAGGGGAGTGACAATTTCAAGACGCGCTTTGTGGCCGCGCTTGCCGTTTTGGATCAAGAGCAATGGGAGATGGTGGAAAAGATGCTGCGGCAGCTTGCGGCGGAAGTGAACAGAGAAGAATGAACGCAAAAAAGAATAAGGGCCTTGCGCCCTTATTTCATATCCCTTGCCATGCAGTACAGAATCTCGACGGTCTTGTCGCTCAAATCCGGCAGCATGTCCCTTATCGCTTCTATCATCCAATCCCGCCGTTTCATTATTACATTCCCTCCAATTCCCTCTTGAGGGCTTGACGCTCTTCTTCGTACCGTAGTAACATGTAAGAGACAACTTTCATCTGGCTTTGGGGCGTGAGGCGGAAAAAGTATTGATGTAGTTTTTCCAGCGTGAATGCATCCGATTCCATAGTTTTTTCTCCTTATTTTGATTTTTGTCGGAGGGGGCCAGCCGCCAAGCATCCCCCTCCGACATCCACCAGTCCAGGGCTGGCGGGTCGGTTTTCCGACGGGTTCAGCCTATCATATCCCCCTTGAAGCGCGCAACACGCAGATTCGCGAAGGCGAACGCAAGGATGAATTTTTGCTTCGCAAAGCGCAAACGCCCGCTTCATATTTGCGAAGGCTGAATGCAATGCAACAAAAACCCTATGACAAATGCTTGTTTTGTCCAAATTTAGGCGTATCTTGCGATGGGCCAAACTTCCTTGCAATGACGAACGAGCGCCGTATAGAATGGGCGCAGAAGCGAAAGAACGACATAGGCAAGACAAACGCCCAGATAGCCGAGGAAAGCGGCATACCGAAGGGAACGATTGACAGGATATTGTCCGGGCATGGCGGGGATGTGCGGATATCCACCATGGCCCCCATCCTCAAAACTCTGGTTGGCGGCACATGGGGGCAATACCCTTGCCATGATCCGGAGGGCGCACAGATCGACGAGGGCAGCGCAAAGAGGATGCTGGAAGACAAGGACGCGGAGATCGAGCGCCTGCGGCGGCAGCTTGGCAGTGTGCATGAAAGCTACGCAGCGGAGCTGCGGACGGTGCGCGAGGAGGCCCAGCGCAAAATAGATTTCGTGAAGGAAGATATAAAAGCGCGGGACAGCCGCATAGCCAAACAGGACGAGCAGCTTGCGGAGCACCGAAAGATCATCAAGGGGTATAGGCGGTTGATCGCGTTCCTCGCCGTTCCGTCCGTGCTCTTCGTGGCGTATCTGGTGTATGACGCTATGCATCCCGATTTCGGGGTCGTGAGCAGCATTATTGAAATGCTGCGGGGGTAAACTGGCGTGGAGGAAGCATGAAACGCACAAATACGGCAAAGTGGATAGAGGAAAAGAAAGTGTGGCGCATCGATGTGCAAAGGAACAAGGTGCGCCGCAGCTTTTACAGTTCCACGCCCGGACGGGCCGGGCAGCGGGAGGCGAACCGAAAGGCGGACGAATGGCTGGAAGTCGACAAGGATGAAGAAGACAGGTTAAGGCTGACTGTTATCGATGCATACGCGGAATGGGAGGAAAGCATAAAACTGCGCACCAGCACAGCCAACTGGAAGCCCGCCATAAACCGCATGAATAAATGGCTCATACCGCAAATCGGGCATATCAAAGTATCGGCGCTTACAGAGCAGCATTTGCAAAACGTGATCGATCGTGCATATAAAAAAGGCGGCCTGTCCGCGAAGTCTCTGCGGAACATCCGCGGGGACATAAGTAACTTTATGAAATTCTGCAGAAAGTCCAGCTATACGAAGCTGCGGCCTGAGGACTTGGAAATCCCGCGCGGCGCAGAGAAGAAGAAAAAGCGCATTCTTACGCCCGCAGAGGTGGCTGTAGTGTTTTCGAGCGACCGAACGGTATGGATGCGTCGGGAAATGCAAGACAGGTACATATACGCCTATCGCCTGCTGGTTGCGGAGGGGCTGCGGCCCGGCGAGCTGCTCGCTGTAAAGCGGTCGTCCATCCGGGGCGGCGAGCTTGAGATCGCGGAATCCTTCAACAGCCTGCAAGAAGTGACCAAAGGCAAGAACGATAACGCGCGGCGGAAGATCAAGCTGTCCCGGTACGGGATGGAGGCGGTGGAGGGGCAGCTTGCCATGCTCAAAAAAGAGGGCGTCATATCTCCGCTTCTTTTCCCGGCAGAGGACGGGGGATACGTCAATCACAACTGCCTGCGCAATAACTGGTACAGGTATTGCGAGCACAACGGCATAAAGCGGGTAACTTTATATGAGCTTCGCCATACCTTTGTTTCCATTCTGAAGGATATGCCGGAGGGCTTGAAAAAAATTATCGTAGGACACAGCGCAAGCATGGACACGGAGGGCATATACGCGCATGAAATGGAAGGGGATAGAGAACTTGCCGCAACGTTTGTAACGAGCGCGTTTGATCGGATTTTGAGCAAGACCAAAGTCGAATAATACCGCACTTTTTGTATGATATATACCGCACTTTTACCGCACTTTGAATTTCAAAGCGCTAAACTTGCTTTAAAAGCTCAAAATCTTATATAGAAAAAAGCTAGATAAATGGCCTATTTTTTAGAAATCATAAATTTTCAAGCCTTAATTTCAGTAGGTTCGAGTCCCATTACCCGCTCCACCGAAAAAGCTAGGTAAAACCTAGCTTTTTTACATGTTGTAGCGCGGTTTATACCGCACTTTTTACCGCACTTTTTCTTAATGCTTCACGATGTACTCGTGGTAAACGGCAGCCTTATTCGGAGCCGCATCCTTGTCGTCCAGCCACGCCTTTGCAAGCTCCACATGCACTTCCGGGCGGTCGATGCCGAAATTTTTTAACGCCTTGCAAGCCCTGTTGCAACTCAGGCAGGAAAACCGCTGTGTTTGGCGGTTTTTCTTATGTCCTTTCCCGTTTTCAAAACGGGTTTACGCATGCCGCGCATATACTTCATGCTTCATTCTGATCTTTGCCGCGTGGTCGTGCCAGCGCGCCGCCTCGTGCTCGTGATACCAAATCACGCCCTCGTGCTGCGGCTCCATGGCTCCGACAATCCGCTTGAGCTGCGCGTGCAGGACCTCCGCATGGGCAAGCTCCTGTTGCGAGAGCTGCGCATACACAGAGGCAACCTCCGGGCAGCTTGCCTTGTGGGCCACCGCCAGATCGGCATACTTCCCCGCGTCTTCATATTCTTCGTTGATATTATCGAAGAGCTCTTCGATCTTCCGCATCATCATTGCTTTTCCACCTCCAATATCATTTTGTAAAGTTTTTCTATATCCGCTGCGCTGATGGTCATAGTCCCTATCATGGGTATGTCGATCTGCGCGCTGCCGCCTGCCGCCTGTGTCCGCAGATGCTTGTATACGGTGCCGAGATCGACCATATCGCCATCCACGATACCCAGCGCCGATATGACGGGATGCGCCTTGTACTGGTCGAGCATTTCCCCTAGCCGTTCAAGGATTATCGCCGCGCCTGTGCCAAATACCCAACGTTTCCATCCGGGAATTTTGGACACGATCTCGGTTTCCATGAACCTGCCAAGGCCGATTTTAATCTGGTCAATGTGTACCATGTTGCTTTCACCTTAAAATGGCATAGGGCGCGGGGGTGCCGCGCCCGTGCGCTTTTAGCCCGCCGTGGGGGCCGTCCAACTATTGTACTGCGGCATGGGGGCCGGGCATATGCTGTCGATAGGCACGACGGTCTTGGTGAGCGCCTGCAAGGTGTTGATCGCACCCTGCATACAGGACAGATTCGCGGCCACCTGTGCATTGACGACGGCCTGCTGGGAGAGCGTGGCGTTTACGCCGTCGAACTTGCCGTCAACATACTTGTACAGTTCGAGCATCTTGCTGTCGTTGTAGATGTTCGATTCAAGCAGGCTGATCTTCGCGTCCTTGGCCGCGCTTTCCTGTGCCATGGCCAGCTCATACCGGGTGACGGGCGTATTCTCGCCATTGCTGCAGCCGCCTCCAAGCAGATTGTTCAGCAGCTGCAGGCCGAAGCCCGCCGTGCCGATGATGCCTGTCGTGAGGCCCGCATTCGCCTTTGCGTTTGTTGCAAAATCCATTATGGTTTCCTCCTCAAAATATTAGAAGGTGCGCACCATCCACGATCAGCATAGAACGAAAAGGCAAGATGCACCATGCCACGGAACGGCCAAAAAACGGACAAAAAAGAGAGGGCGAAACCCTCCAAAAAATGAAAAAAGCCGGGGTTAAGCCCCCGGCATAAATATTGTTTTGAGCATATCGCTCATGTATTGGCAGTAAGCTATCAGCTTCTGCATGGCCGCTTTGTATGTGCGCGAGATGGTCTTGTCGCTCGTATACAAGCCTTCTGCCGCCTCTGCCTGTGTCGCGCCATCCTTGATGCACATTATGGCTATGCGAGCTTCCTCGGGCGTAAGATTGGCCTGCTGCACGATAAATTCCTTTAGGGGCTGTGACGGCAGGTTAAGGAATGCTTTGACCTTGGCCTTGTCCACATGGTACGCATCCGCCATGCCCTGTACAGCCTGTGCATGCTGCTCTGCGGCCATCTCCGCTACGATTTCAGCAAGTCTGAATCCATCACTATCCATAGTCAATCCTTAGTGAGTTGTAGTTAGTTGTAGTTAAACGGCAAGTTGCAGGCAAGTTAAAAAATGTCCGTATGCCAAGGGTTTTCGGGGATTGACTACAAGCGCGGCCAATCCCCGGCAAGTTAATCCGTCTCGGCAACGGTCGTTTCGAGCTCCGGCAGGCCCGCAACGGATGTAAGCAGGGACAGGATAGCGGCCAGCGCCGACGCGGACGCTACGAGCACCCAATCCACCTCGGCAAGATACATGGATGTGCCAATGGTGGCTACTGCCGTTTGGGCCAGTGTTTTCAGCGCGCGGACACCCGCCGCCTTGAACCATGTTTTGGAATTAGCTTTCATTTTACATTTCTCCTTTGCTTTTTAATCTCGGTTTTCAAAAATGCGCTCTGTCATTTGCTCGCGGGCGAAGGTTTCCCACTGTTCCTTTGCGTGGACGTATGCTTCTATCCCCTCCTCGATCTCGCCGTTTGGCTCCCCACGCTGTACAGCGCGCGCCACAGCATAGGACAGCTTCGCGTTTGCAATTTGCAAGTCAAGCGAAAGCAGGGATTCCCGCTTGCGCGCCTCCGCCCGTGCGTTCACAGCCTCATCATGCTTCTTTTGGCGGCGCTGCCAGTAGAAAAGCACGGTTCCCGTGGTTAGCGTCGGGAGAAGGCCAACGGCAAAGACTACGAGCGGGGAATTAAGAAGCTCCATCGGCGCTCACCCCTTCCGTGTCGCATTCCTTCACGATGACAACGGTACGCAGCAGGTCGTCCATGGCTACACCTCCCGCAGATATTTCGCCGTACACCAGCCGCGAAGCATCGGCACGGCTTCATGCTTGATTACTTCGGCCCAGCCGTCAGTGGATATGCCCAGCGCGATCACCTTTTCGCCCTTGGATACGCGGCCAATAGACTGATACCCTGTGGACGCTCCTGCGCGCAGGTTGACGTAGGACGCGCCGCCATATGCATACAAAGCCGGGAAGTCCGCCACATCCTCCGTGAGCTCGTCATCGTCGGGCGGCTCTACGGTGGAGCTTGTCTCCCCGCGCAGCATGGCGCGAAATTCATCCATGTCGATGCAGGGGCAGAGCGTGGCATATGTGCCGCCGGTCGGCTTGCCGCCGCTATATACCGGGATCTCATTATGCCCAAGCACAGCGCCGGTTCCCAGCTCGTAGAGCGTCAGAAGCTCGCGGCAGAGGCGCAAGGCTGCGTTGAGCTGCGGCTTTGTCGGCAGGCCGGATTCCCGCATGTCACCGTCAAGGGCGATCGCTATGCTGCGCTGGTTGGCGTTGTTTGTCTTGCTATCCTTCACGCCGCCGTGCGCGTACTCATGCCCACGGCCCAGATAGATAGAGCCGTCTTGCAGCACAAGGTAGCTATACCCTACGCCCTTGTTGCCGTCGTCGATCTTGTTCTCGTGTAAGGAGCGCCAGCGGGCGGGTGTGCCGTAGAAGCCTACGGTGTGATGGATTTGAATGTGGTCTGTGCTCGTGCGCTTCGTGCGTCCCTTGGGCCAAACAAGGCCCGTGTCGATAACCTTTGCCAGTTCGCTCATATCTTGCCACCTCGCTTTCTATCGTAAATTATCAACCCGCCCAATAATACAATCAGGCCGATCATAAAAAGGTCGTCCGCAACACCAGTTTCCGGCACGCCCGCCACGGGGATGATAGGCACAGGCGTAGCGGTTGGGATCTCCGTCACAGGCTGCGCCCACGTCTTGCTATACTCTGTATCTATGCCGATGCCGAAGTTTGTGGCAAGGCTCTTGTCCGTCATGTAGACCTGCCCCGCAAGAAGCTGCGCGGTATCCATCTGCAAGGCCGTCAGCACTCCCCGCGCCACGGCTGCGGGCTCTCCGCTTTCAGCCATCAGCGCGCCCGTCATTTTGTGGTAATAATCAGGGCCAAAAACGTAACTTACGTATATCTTTCCCTGTGCATCCGGGCAAAACAGCATCCCCCTGTCATTACTGCAAAAGAGGAAGCCGTTCGAATCGGCTTCTACGACATATCCGCCTACGCTGGTGATTTTTTTCGTTCCCTCGATTCTTGCCGTAACGGTAGGGACACCCGTACAGTATGCGGTTATTGGTGTCATATCGCTTCGCCACGCACCATCCGGCGCGAGGTAATACACACCGGGGGACATCGGCACGGAGGCGGTAAGGACGCCGTTTATGGTACAGTTTATGCCTTTGAGCACAAAAAGCGCAGGATGCGGCTTATCCGGGACTTCCAGCCGCACCACAAAAGCGATACTGTCCCCAGCATTGGCCGTGCCGAAGTCCTGCTCGTAGGACTTTTGACCGAAAATATTGGTTCGCTCCTTTACGGGGATGATACCCAGCGCATAGGGGCTTGTAACTTGTGGATTCGTCCAGTCTGCCGCCATGACAGGCAGGGCGGCAAGCAGAAGCGCGGCCACGAGGCAAAAGGTTAATATCTTTTTCATGGTATCCTCCTTTCCGGGAGAAGCGCGGCCCTCGTCCAGGCGGCGCAACTTTCCGATGGTTCAAACTCAGGGCTTTTGTGATGGGTATATGCGCATTTCCACGTTACCGCCCTATGCCGCACAAGGCCGCGGGCATAGAGGCGCGTTCCGTTTTCGATGCTGCGCCAGGAGGGAGGGGCTCTGTTGCAATACGGCATCTTATTCCACCGCCTCCCACGCATCGGGCAGCGCCTCCGCGTCGTGTATAAGGTTGTCCTGCAAGGCCCTGTACACAGTTCCGCTGTCCGCAAGATAGCATTCATCTTTCATGTACATGCCGCTTGTCCCATAAGCCTCAACCCAAGGCTTTGCTTTGGCCGCGTTCTTCGTGTGGCACAGCCCCCATAAAGCGCGGAGCGTGGAGGGCCTGCCTGTGTAGTTGGCCGCATTGTAGGGCTGCAAAAGCGTCCAAACTTGCTCTTCGTCCGCAACGGGTGAGCCCGCAGGCCACGCGCTGTAATCCTTTGCCGGATCGAAGGCCGGAACCTTTTCTTCCTCCGCAATAATGCCCGTCCCGTCCATCTCCGGGGCGCGGCTCCGAAGGTCGAGGGCGTCAGCCTTGCCTTGGGTTTTAAGTGCGCTCAGTACGACTTCTCTGTTGGTCATGCCTCGTTTACCCCCTCCGCATACGCCAGGGCAAGGGTTGTCCATGTAGCGGCTTCTTCCGTGATAAACTCGCCGTGGGACAACTCGCGTTCCTGGAATGTCCAAACGGTATTGCCGTTGTCGTCCGTAGATTCAACATAGTCCTTGCGCTGGTACACAATGCCAGGGCTGCTTTCTGCATCAATTTCGGGCGGCTTCCATCCTACCGCGCTGCTCTCATGCCACATATTTCCTCTCCTTTCTCGCATGGCGGCGTATAATTTGCTTCATGGCCCTAATATTTACCGAGGATGCTACATACTTCTTGAAATACGCATAAGCAGAAGCATGATCAAAGTATCCGAGATAGCTTATAAGCGCACATGCATCATGCCGTGTTACCGCCGCCTTTTTCTTTATGTGATTTGCCTTTCGCCGGATGCGCCGCAGTATGGATTTTCGGATGGTTGTGCGGTTGCGGTGAAGCACAAATCCCAGGGCATTGATGGCCCGCCCGCATACCCGGCCTTTTGCGTTCCGCTCAAAGCGGTATACTTGCCAGTTTCGATTGATGGATAAGCCGAGATTGTCACGCAGATACCGCTCAATTTCCCGCACCATCCTATGCAGCTCCTTCTTGTTTTTATGGAACAGGTAGAGGTTATCCATATACCGTAAGTAATGGTTGGGCTTCAAGGTTTGCAGAATATAGTAGTCAAACTGCTGCAAAAAGAAGTTCGCAAGCCATTGGCTTGTATAGAAGCCCAAGGGAAGCCCCTTATTCTCGCTGGGCGCGCCGCTGTCAATGACGATGTACAGCAACGAGAGGAATCGCTTGTCCCGGATTGTTTTTGCCAGCAGACTTTTAAGCAATGAGAGGTCAATGCTGTCATAGAATTTGTGTATGTCCAGTTCGGCCACATAGAAATTGTGGCCCTTATAAAAATCTCTCCATTTCTCCATAGTCCTTTTTGCGGAGTGCGTACCGCGCCCCGGCACGCTGCCGCAGCAATGCCGGTACATGCCACGCAAAATTATAGGTTGCAACTGGCTCACAAGCATATGGTGTACTACCTGTTCTTCATATCCCGGCTTAATGATTTTTCGCACCTTGCCGTTGCTTCCTTCGCTGCGCATACAAGGCTTGTGGGGCCGGGGCTTCCATGTGCCGGCATTAAGCCGATTAATGAGGGATGGAACGTAGGTATCAATGCTCTCAAGAGCGCGGCGTACATCGTGGCGGCTGGTTTTGTTCTTGGCCGCGCTCTTAAAGCACCGTTCTACATTTATACGGTCAATCATGTTTTCCCAAAGATGATTGTAACTGCGCATCTTATCCCCTCTTGGCCGTTGGGCTATATGCTTACTGGGCCAGCCCTCATCGGGTTAATTTTCGCCGAGCGGCGTGGAAATAGCGCGGCATTAAAACGTTACTTGGATAAGTTGGCGAAGCGCCGATGCCCCAGTCCGCGTACGAGGCGGCGTCGGCCACGCCCAGGGCGAAAGCCCCCGACAAGCCAGCGGCATTGCTCGAATTGCAGTTGCACCCGACCAAGGCCCCACGAAAGGAAGCAGCGCGCAGCGCCACGCTATTCCCGAAATGTTTTCCGGGGGATTTATCCCCCGGTCCCCCTATATGCGGCTACGCCGCAGAGGGTTGGTCACAAGATGGCGAAGCGCCGACGCCCCAGCCCGCGACCGAGGCGGCGTCGGCCACGCCCAGGGCGAAAGCCCCCGGCCAGCCAGCGGCATTGCTCGAATAGCAGCCGCACCCGACCAAAGGTATTGCGACGATACTGTTGCTGAACCACAGGCCGTCCGCTTCATATGTGGTTGCGCTGCCGCTGGCGGTTTGGGGTATATTCCCCAAATCGCTCATGACGGTAGCGGAGATGTAGCCGCCAGACGTGCCGCCCGGTGTTATACCGGCGTCTACATAGCCCGCGAAGTCGTCTAGACTGTACGGCGGGGCCATTTTGACCAGGATTTTACCGTTGTTGTTGACCAAACCGACCGCCCTGTCCCACCTGTCGCCCCACACACCCTCCATGTGCAGCACTTTGACCTGGGTTTTGGTCTTGGTCGTGCTATAGCCAAAAAACTGCCCCATGGCGGCGAGTGTACCCGTCTGGCAAAATCCGCTTGCTGCCGTGGAGTGCGTCACGCTGCCTTGTCCGTATACAGTCTGCGTATCAGTAGAGCGGCCTAGCAATACCAGCAAGTCATTGATATACGCCCTGCGGCTCCAGGGGATGATAGTCCACAGCGTCTTGCCTTCCGGGTTATTGGCGGCAGCGTATTCAAGCTCTTGCGTGGCGGTGGAGTTGGACTGCGGCGCAAGGCCCATCATGGAGCGCAGCTTGCCGTCCACCAAAGCACCCTTAAAGCAGGGCATATAGAATTTCTCCATCGTATTGCCGTCATGATTGATGAAAGCATCGGCGCGATAGCTGTCGTCATACTGGACGGGACAGAAAACGCAGCATTTATTCCCGCTGGCATCCGTATAGCGATAAACCCACATCCGGGGGAAAGCCGACATAGCATTGCCCTCATATGTGGTGTCGGACACGTCAGAAGGGGTTATACCGTCCTCCTTGTAGGCATAATCATCAGGCTTGAGCCTGTAGTCCTCCGTGCCGTCATATTTGAGCATGACGGGATAATTACCCTTGACGGCGAGGAAATCTCCCCAGTCTCCATAGTCAAATATCCCATCCGTAAAGTTCATCCCTACGGGAGCAAGGCCCTCCGCATCGTAGAGATACGATACGCGGGTGGCGGGGGCGCTGTTAGAGGCGGCAATACTGAAACCAAAGCGGGGGATAGGACGCATATATCGCCCGTACCCATACACTTCGGTTTTGCCCCAGTAATATCCGTTGACATAAGTTTTCCATGTGCCAGCATACGGAAAACTTATGTCAACGGATATT